TGTTAAAAAATTATTATCTTTAGAGTTAACAGGTTTATGGATTAACGAAGCAAGAGAGATTCCGAAGTCTATTGTTGATGCTTGTACGATGAGAGTAGGGCGTTTTCCGTCTATGAAAGACGGTGGACCAACGTGGTCAGGTGTAATTATGGATACAAACAGCCCAGATGAAACGCATTGGTGGGGAATTATGTCTGGAGAAGTGCCAACGCCGGAATATATCACCGATGAAGAAAAATTAACGTTAATTAAGCCTGATGATTGGCAATTTTTTACACAACCAGGCGCAATGGTAGAAAAAGTTAATAAAGAAGGCGCATTAGAAGGATATGAAATTAATAAAGAGAGAGAAAACGCTGAAAATTTAAAAGATGATTACTATAATAAGATAATTTTAGGAAAAAGTCGGCCTTGGGTTAAAGTTTACGTTTTAAATAAGTATCAAACGTTAATGGATGGTAAAGCTGTCTATCCTATGTTTAAATCAGAAACACATGTAAGTAATGCTCCTATAAAATCTACATCTGGAGAAATTTTAGTAGGTATAGATTTTGGTAGAACTCCTGCGGCAGTCTTTTGTCAGCAAAGTATGGGCGGAAAATGGAAGATTTTACATGAATTAATAGCAAATGATATGGGAGCTACACGATTTAGTGAAGTGTTAAAGCATGAAATAGCTAGACAAGGATGGTCTGATAACGATATACGATATATTGGAGATCCTGCTGGTAATCAAATGGCACAAACTGATGAACATACCCCATTTATGATCTTGCGAGCTAATGGCATTAATGCTGTTCCAGCTACAACCAACGATCCAATGTTGCGAGTAGAAGCAGTTGAAAATGTATTAAATCGTATGGTAGAAGGTAATGCCGCCTTTCAAATATCCCCCACCTGCCCTACATTAATTGCAGGATTTGAAGGCGGCTACCAATACAGACGTATGCAAGTAGTTGGACAAGAAAAATATGATGAACGACCAAATAAAAATAGATTTTCTCACATACATGATGCATTACAATATGCTGTTATTGGTGGAGGAGAAGGTCGTAAAGTAACAACAAATAGTTCTTTTAAAGCAAGAGCTACAGTTGTGCAAAGAAGTTTTAATCCATTTGGAAAAAATCGTGGAAGAAAAGTGGCTAATATGTTTCGTAGGTTCTAAAAGTTGGGGATGGTGGAATGTTTTTACAATATTTAGAAAAAAATTTTCTCATACCTTTGCTTTACGATATAATAGTTTAACACAAAGTTGGATATTATTTGAATGGTCATCAAAAGGATTAATTGTTGACACAGTACCCAGAGATTATGTAGCGTGTATGATAAGTGAATTAAAAGAGAACGGTGTTGTGTTAGAAATAGAAAAAAAACCACATCCTATAACATTTCCTCTCTTGCCATTATATTGTGTTAGTCCTATAAGACATTTATGTGGAATAAAAAAATTATGTTTAACTCCATATTCTTTGTATTGTGAATTGCAAAAAATTGGAGGAGTATTCAAGTTTGGTACAGAAAATAACATTTAACTAATAGGAGAAAATAATGGGAAATATATTTAACCCAAAACCTAAAAGAGATCCTAATGCTGAGCGTATGCAAAAACAATTAGAAGCAGAACGTCAAAGTCGTTTGGATTTAGAAGCTGCAAATGCAGCAGAAGAAGCCGAAAGAAGAACTAAACGTTTTGGTTATGCTGGCTTAATGGGAGAAAATGCTACTTATGCTGGTTTTACTGGAAGTGCAGATAAAAATCCTAAAAGACAAAAAACACGAAATCTTGGCGGAGGTGGAGCAGTTTAGATGGCACAAATAGAACCTCGTACTGATCCAAATCCTTCTAGCCCACAAGGAGCGCAACAATCTAGTTTGTACGAAAGTACAATGAAGATGTTTAAAGAAGCTAAAAAACGTAGGGATAATTGGGTTAGCACTTGGGATGAAATTAATGATTATGTATTACCTGGTCGTGAAGGATTTTTTGATTCTAATACAGGAAGTGAATCTTTTGGTAATAAACGTACAGATTTAATTTATGATGAAACTGCTGTTGTTGGAGTACCACGATTTGCGTCACGTTTACAATTAGGATTTTTTCCGCCAAATGGTCGAGCATTTAGATTAATGCCTGGTCCAGAATATCCTGGTAATATGCGTAGCCAAAAAGTTATGGCAGAATTAGATAATGCAACAGATTTAATACATGAAGGATTACGTAATAGTAATTTTAATTCTGAATTGCATGAAGGTTTACAAGATTTAGGTATAGGCACAATGAATATGATTTGTGAGCCTGGTCGATTTGTAGGCGATCTAAAGTTTACTGCTGTTCCTGCAACACATGTTGCACTATTACCATCTAAAGGTGATGAAGTCGGATGTTGGTTTCATTGGCGTAATGATTTACGTTTAAGAGATTTACAACAAACATATCCGCATTTTACATTATCACCACAAATTCTAGAAGATATAAATCGTAATCCAGATAAAAAAATAAAAATTATTGAAGCTACTATGGTAGATCAATCTAAACCATTTGAAGATGCTTGGATTAAAGTATGTATATCTGAAACACATAAAGAAATATTATACACTACAGGATATGTAGGATCAGGAAGTAACCCTTGGATTTCTACACGTTGGTCTAAATCTGGATTTGAAGTTTGGGGTAGAGGGCCTATATTACAAGCAATGCCAGCAATTAAAACTTTAAACTTAACAGTTAAGTTAATTTTAGAAAATGCAGAAATGGCAATAGCTGGTGCATATATGTATGATGATGACGGAGTGTTTAATCCTGAAAATATTATTTTACAACCTGGTACTTTTGTTCCAAGAGCCGCAGGTAGTAAAATAGAACCATTACAATCACCATCACGATTTGATGTAGCACAATTAGTATTAGAAGAACAAAGACGTAATGTAAGAAAAGCATTGTTTATTGATGAGTTAGAACGTGAAGGTGCAAAAACACCATTATCTGCAACAGAAGTTTCTCAAAGATTAGCAGAAGTAGCAAGAGATATGGGTGCTGTAGCTGGTCGTATGCAAAGAGAATTTTTACAACCATTAGTTAATCGTATTGTATACATATATAAAGAAATGGGATTATTAGAATTACCACGTATAGATGGTAGAGAAATACGAATAGTTCCAGTAAGTCCTTTATTACGAGCGCAAGATCAACAAGACGTATCGGATTTTATGCGATTTAGTGAATCTATTATGGCATCGTTTGGTCCACAAATGGCAATGATGTTATTAAATAGAGAAAGAACTGTTAAATGGTTAGCATCTAAATTTGGTATAGACGAAGATTTATTAAACAGCCAAGAAGAATTACAAGCAGAAGTGGAACAAGCCGCAGAAGTTATGCAACAAATGCAAGGAGCTCAACAAGAAGGTCAGGTTGGCTCTCCACAATAAGGAGGTATATAATGTTAAAACAAAAAGCTGCAAATTGGATAGCAAGGCAAAGAAGAAGGGGTGTAGGTCCTGGTCCTAAAAGCCCTCAATATAAGGATATGTATAAAGGTATAGTTCCTAATCAAGTAAAAAAACAACAAGATTATAAAAATTTTAAAAAGAAAGGTGGAAGAACACTTGAAAATGTAAAAGCTGCCGAACAACTAATTAATATTGAAAATACTCTTGATACAACAGGTAGAAAAGTTCAAAAAAATCGTACTATCCTTTTAGGAAAATTTAAACCAAATGCATGGTTTAGAAAAACTGGAGAAACAGGATTAGAAAAAAAAATGTTTATGGATATATTTAAATAGGTTAAGGAGGGCTAATGCAATGAGTTTAACATTAGGTGAATTTAAAAAAGGAAATACTAAACTTAGATTTAAATATAATTCTATAAAAGCTGAAACTTCTGTTAAAAAAATTAATTTAAATGTAATTCAAAAAAGACGAGGTAAACCTATTATTAAAGCAAAAACAAATTATCGCACAAAAAATTTAGATATTGATGCTGGAGTAAGAATACAAGGAAAAAATGATTTTAGTGTTGGAGTACAAGGAAAAGTTAAATGGTAACAAAAAATAATACAGTAGCATCTTGTGATGGATTTCAATATACAAAAGATGCTGAAAGCCGATTAAATGGCACAGCAGTTCGTGTATTTGAAACAGAAAGCGGAGCTGAATTTCTTCGCTATTTAGAAAATATAACTATTAATAATATTAATGCGTCTGGCATAGATGAAAGTGCTTTAAAACATATTGAAGGACAGCGTTGGATTGTTGGTGTTATTAAAAGAAGAATATTTTTAGGAAAACAGGAGAAATCATAATGAGTAAATATATAGAACGACAACGACAACAAGAAAGACGTAATGCACAAATACATCAACTAAACGTTGCAAAAAGAAATGCTCAACAACAAGGATTATCAGGTGGTGGAGTAGCGGTAGCTAGAACAAAAACAAAAATAAAGAAAAAAACTAATCCTTATAGATTAGGAGATTATTAATGACAATAGCAATGAAAAAAAATAGAGCTTTGCAATCAAGAGTAAGTAGACAATATCCAGGTGATACTTTAGGACAACATTTTAAAAGAGTAGGAAAAATAAAAAAAATCCATGAATGGATTAATACTGAAAACTCTATGTCTAATAGACCAGTTGAACCTTCTCCTAAAAAACCTAAAATTAAAAGTAAAAGAGAAAAATTATTACCAAAATAGAAAGGAAAGCCCATGAATGAAGAAGCTCAAGTAGAAACAGAAGTAGAATCAACTGAAACAGAAGTTCCGCCAACACCAGCAAGTGAAAGCGTTGAAGAAGTAAAAGCAGAACGCCCTGATTGGTTGCCTCAAAAATTTGAAAGTCCAGAACAGTTATCTGTTGCTTATGGTGAATTAGAAAAACGTCATTATCAGCGTACAGATGATTTAAAAAAGACTGTAGCAGAAGAAATGCAAAAAGAAGCATTTGCTGATGTTCCAGAAGTTCCACAAGATTATAAAGTTGCTGAAGATTTAGGTGTTGAAATATCTGAAGATGATGTAATGCTAAACTGGTGGAAAGATCGTTCTCATCAATTAGGTTTAAGTGATAAAGAATTTAATGGATTTATTAAAGAGTATCACGAAATGGCACAACAAAGTGGACCTGATACAGATGCAGAAATTAATGCTTTAGGTGAGTATGGAGAAAAAAGAGTAGAACGTGTTAACGAATGGTTTAAATCTAATATGGAAAAAGAAAACTATGAAGTGTTATCACAAATGCCTATTACAGCTCCGTTAATTCAAGCATTAGAAAACATTATGGAATTAGCTGGTCAACCAGGCGTTACTATACAAGATAGTGGTGATCTTAAAGATACTTTAACTAAAGATGACTTAAAAAACATGATGCAAGATCCACGTTATCATTCTAAAAACGATCCTGTATTCCGTCAAAAAGTAAAAGCTGGATTTGAAGCATTAGCACGACAACAAAATAATTAGTAATGTGAATTGCCAAAAGTATTGTTAAAAGACAAAACTTAGAATGTTAAGCGGCCCAAATTGCCGATATTCAGAAGCCCAGCGATGGATTAACTTCAGATAGGCTTGAGGACTAACCGAGAAACAAACTTTTTTTTAATTTAACAAGGAGGCTAATATGGCTTTTAATACTATTAGCACATCATTTGTTGAGGAGTTTGAAGCTGGAGTTCACATGGCTTATCAGCGCATGGGTTCAAAACTTCGAAACACAACTCGAACACGTGATGGCGTAAAAAATAAGACTACGTTCCAAAAA